GGAACCGCTATCCTCTTCAGCAATTTCATTTTTTATTCCGCTCTTTAAACGGCTTAATAGCATCTATTTCCCTCCCTCATCCTTATTTTTTTGACGAACAAATCCTGCCAAGCTGGCAAGAGAAAATAAAAAAACACCGGTTGCGATTAAACCCGCGTTTACGTTTATTCGATATATGGCTATTGAAATGAATACCATGCCCGCAATAAGCAAGATATCCTCTAAAAATAGCTGTAAGGTTTTTAAAATTTTCAAGTGCTCACCCCCTACAGACTGAAAGATCCAGACTGAATATAAGCGTTTAAGTCGATCGCCGTATCAATTTGTGAAGCCCGAACATGTGCATTAATAAGCGCGGCTGCCGGGTCAATCCGTTGTGTGGACTTGGACTTATCCAGCATTATATTTTCCTGGGCATCCACTTTTGTAACGGCGTTCCCCATAGCCCAAGTCAGCAGATCGTTTTTATTATGGATGATCTTTTTCGCCTTCACTTTTTCGCGGAAGTCTTTCGTAGGCTCTGAAAGTGTGGCAACACCCTGCCGAATTTCAATCATCACATATCCGTCTGCCTCCATCTGTTGGGCAAACTGTGTAGCATTATACGGGTCATAGGCAATTTCTTTGATCCGCCAGCCTTTCTCTTTCTCCATTTTTTTAATGTAAGCCCTGATATAGTCATAATCGACAACAGCGCCGTCGGTGACGGTTAACCAGTTCTTTTCCTTCCACAAATCATACGGCACGTTATCTGTCTTCATGCGCTCATAGAAGGTATCTTCAGGCATAAAACCGTGACTATCCACAGCAAAGCTCCCATTATCCAATGGGAAAATAAACGAGACAGCTGTCAGGTCAATTCGTTTTGACAAGTCAATCCCTACATAGCACTCACGGCCGGATAAATCAGGGAACTGATCAGATCCGCAATCCTTCCAAGCCTGCATATCCATGTATCCACCGTCGCGCATATTAACCCAAACATTCATATTCTTGGTCAGGAAATCCCTCATCTTTTCAGGAACAGCCAGAGCCATTTCAAGACGATCTCGCAAATATTTTTTCCCAACTTCATGAGAAGCTAATATCGGATTAGCCTTTATCCAATTCCTTTCATCCTTTATGTCATCGTCTTTATCTATTTCGTTCACCATGACAAAATACTGTTCATTTGTCTCTACTTTGTTTGGATCGAGAAGACGTGAAACATAATCATACTCCACACGATAGGCCGGATTGTTTAACTCGTGCCCCGCTGTCGTGATAATAACCATGATCGGCTGCGTTCTTGCGCCCATCCCCGACTCCAGGATATCGTAAATCTCTGACGTTTTATGAGCATGATATTCATCTATTATGCCGCATTGCGGGTTAAATCCGTCACCGGTCTTTCCTGCATCTTTAGATAAAGCTTTGATGGTTGAATTTGTTTTTGGGTGCTCAATGGTACTGTATGCTATCCTGTATTTTTGCTCAGGTTTGTTTAGAAGTTCGCACCCTTCTATTTGGGCTTTTATCTCCTTCCAACATATTTGAGCCTGCTCCGTCTTTGTTGCCCCTATATAAACTTCAGACATTTTCTCATTGTTTGCCATTGCTTCATAGGATGCAACACATGCTAGACTCTGAGTCTTTGCATTTTTACGGCCAACCTGCCAATACACTTTTGTAAAACGGCGGTATCCTGTATCTTTATGAATCCAGCCATAAACATTACCGAAAATAAAGATTTGAATACGATCTGGAACTATGTTTTCACCAGCTAATGGCCCTTTTGTATGTTTGAATTGCGTCATCCAGTAAAGAAAGCGACGGGCTTTTTCATCGTCAAACACGTAAGGAAACTCTCTTGTTCCTTCTCTTTTAATATCATTTAAAAACCGCTGACAAGCCCATATATGCTTTTCGCACGCAACAATCTCGCCCGATATCACATCGCGCGAGTAATCAATCATAAACTGTTTAATTGTATTCATACATTACTAAACTCCTTTTCTGCTAAAGTCTTCTCCCGTTCTTCCTGGGTTTTCGTAATCGCGAGCTTGGCGCGTGCAGACGGAGTGAGCCCAAAGTCATTTGCAGCCGATTTCATTTGATCGTAGAAATTTTTCTGCCGTTTCAGCAGAGGGTGCTCTTCTCCAACCAACTTGATCGGCTCTCCGTTTTCATCTTGACCCTCTGTATGAATCATGATGCCGTCTTGTTCAATAATTTTGGTAATAGAGATGTACTGAGAATAGGCGTTACAATAGGCGGCTAACATGCTGATATCCGCCTCCGTCATAATTTCCACCTCAGATAATAAAGCAGCAACCCGTTTAAATTCTTTTTTAGCCACCTTATCCAACCAGGAAGGAGGTTTGATATTGTCAGCGCGCATTTTCATTTTTTGTTCGTGTTTAGCCCGCGCGGCCAGTTCTTCCGTATTCTTTTTATTCGGATTGCCCTGTATTAATTGAAGGGCCGCGGATTTTGCAGGTCTCGGCATGTTTTCTCACCTCATTTCTTAAAAAAATTGCAATTTTGCGCTTGTTTTTTCTCAATCTCATGCTATGATGAAAGCAACAACAAAACCAGTCATATCAAGCCCTCTCGGCAAATCTGTCGAGAGGGTATTTTGCGTTTCGGGAACTTTGAAAAGCGGTGTTTGTTTACAGAAAAGGGGGCGCCGTTCCCGCGGTGGTTGTTTCCCAAGGATTTTTATAGGGGGGTATCCCTACTTAATCGGCTTGCTCCGGTCGCCGTGAACCTTGTTATGGCAGGCATTGCAAAGACTTTCGAGATTCGAAAAGTCTAAACGCTTGGACCAGTCCTGCTTTACCTCCACAATATGATGAACCATGTCAGCAGGCGTGAAACGATGTTCTCTCAAGCATCGCTGACAAAGATGATTGTCTCGAAGCAAAACAAGTTCTCTTGTTCGTTTCCATTCAGTTGATTTATAAAAACTTGTTATTGTTTTGTTTCTTGAATGTTTGTTGTAATGTTTCGTTTCCTCCTGCTTGACGTGCTTATGGTCAGGGCAGTAGCCCTCCCTGGTAAGGGTCTTACACCCATGGGCCTTACACTCCCTTAATGGCTTAGGCGGCATTGTAATCCTCCTTCAGTGTCAAACACTTATTGGTTCAGCTCTCCATTTGCTTGCTCGACTAAAGGCTGCATAAGTAGGCCAATACGCTCCTTTAAATTGAAATACTCTGTCAAAAGGCGCTCGGATTTCTTTAGCCTCTTGGCTTTGTCATACTGACTCTTCACACTTCTGATACGTTTTTGCAGTTCTCTAATTTGTGGGGTCGTCACGGAGAACACAGCCCTATGTTGGCAAGCCGGGCACTGCGTATATCCCACGACAACACCATTCCTTCTTCTCTGCTCCTGTAACACGATTGTATGAACGTCTCCACAGTGCTCACATGTACTAAGAGGTTTCATGATCTTCCCCCTGATCATGGAAGTATCGATTATAAACGATTGCTTTTGTTCCAAACTTGCTTTCTCTATCAATGTATTCAAAGTCGATGTGTGTTGGATGAAAACTTGCATCATCATTCGGTAAGAATGAGAAATCCACTCTGACTTTATCTTTAATCTCTTTTCCTTTGTAAAAAATACGTGGTACTGAATCAATATCCTCAAGCTCAATTTGCAATAATGGCGGCTTTTCTTTAGATAGCTTTACGCCTTCCTTAAGAAGCAGGCTGGATTTTTCAATGCACACTTGGCTTCCCTCCCTTAAATAAAAAACGCCCTCCCGTTTGGGAAAGCGTTTGGTTTTATATAACCATCTTTTTTAATAATTCATTGTATTCTTCCAGCCATTCAATAGGTATACGCCTATTATCTTGTATATAGCTCATGATAGCACCACTTAATTCCTCTGCTCTTTGCTCATCGTGAATGAATCTCGGTTTCACTCCAATAGATGGCTTTTCATCTATCATCGGTTTAATATCTGCCGCACATTCTTGGAAACTCTTTGCAATATTTTTGATTGCCTCTGTATAAACGGAAGGGGATTTGACAATTATCATTTTCTGAGTTGGATCATTGAGTTCAGTTGATTTAAAATGCACTTCAGCGTTATTTGCATTTTTATGAGGACCAGTAGAATTCGCATCAACATCAATCGAATATACATTCACGTTCTCATCAGCGACAAAAATACCCTTTTCAATTGCTTTCCTTGCTTCCTCTCTGATTTTTTCTCGTTGCTCGTCTGATTTAATTATTCCATTATATTTAACGACTAAGACTTTCAATAGTAACACCCTCCTGTATATTCTTTCTAAACCGGGCCCACACTCAGAGGCACCCTTTGCCGCCAATCGTCTAATCTGAGATTCACTGGAACCCGGTTTACAGAGAACATAAAAAGCACCCTTCATTTGGGTGCTATATATGATGATGCACTGTAAACCATACAGACATTGTTTAATCCCGCTAGTTACAACATGGTTTACCACAATGAGTATGAGAGTGTGTAACAGGATCGTAACTAGAATAAGTGTGTGGATATTGATGCACATGCTGGAAATGCTTATGATGCACATTTGTTACATGCTGCGGATGAATATGCGGCACAATTGTTTTAGAAAAAGTATGAGTTTGACAACAATTAGTCGGGTGTACAATTGGCGGCATCACATTTGGTTTGCAATGAAACATGACTAAGCTCTCCTTTCATTCATTTATCATATTCATTATTAAACTATGATAAACAGTGTATACATGTACCATTACAATCACCCATATTTGTCCGATCACGTACTATCCACAGCCTAAATCAAAAAAGTATCCTCAAAAATTTTTTAAGGATACTTAAACTGAAAGGAGAGAAGTAAATATATTTATTATTATGATTTCAATCCATATTTGCAGCTTGTCTATTCGAATTCATTCAAAAAAACAAGAAGCATCCTTCAGGATACCTCTTGAAAAAAGGGGTAATTCTCGATGTATTTTATTTTATGCAATAAATTTTAAAAAATAAACTTGTCTACTCGCTTAATACCATAATACTCGATAGTCCAGTCTTGGACTGTCCTCTTATCTTAGTTGTACAATTCCTCCTTACGCTAAACGCTTATTCAAATTTGCGCCTTACCCATACTTCGGGAGGAAGCCAAGCATTGTAAGGCAGCATGTCCAAAAAACATACTTCATATAATCTCCCGATACCAAAGCCGCAAGACTAGCGCGATCCGGCTCAGAATGCTCCTCCCGTTTGGCTTCATTCTTCATCGCCTTAATTTGAGTATCCGAATTCACCTTGATAAGGGAATGGTGCGTATCCCGTTATTTCTTGATAAGTAAATCTTATCGATAAATTACGCATAAAAATTCCCCCTCTTTATCCCCCCGATTATCGGAAAAATGTCGGGATTTTGTCGGGTTTTTCTCGATGAAAAAAGCACTCAGATAATTCCGAGTGCTGTTGCAATACGGCAGATTGCCCGCTGCTTTATTTCATAATAGGTATCCTTTTTCATGCCGAGTTCCATATAAATATTGATGTCTTTCACCCTGGCAGCCGTCAGGTATTTCTTTTCGATAATCAAACGTTCTTCATCGTCCAAGCTGTTTTGTAAAGCCCGTTCCATCTGTTTGACTTTGAGTTCATTAACGGTAAATGAATCCCGGAGGGAAGGGAAAATGTTAAAGCCGGCAGATGAACATTCTTTTTTATTCTCTAATTGGACTTTGAGCGCGCGGTAATTTTTCAATTCTTTGATGACTATTTTCCGGACGGCTTTTTCGTCCACATCATCGAGAAAAGATAGCTGTTCCTTTGACATCCTTTCCCTCCATTCGTTCATTTTTCTTTTTCCCATTCCTGGATCCGTCTTTCTGCAATCTCCATCCAGACGAATGGAGCAGCAAGAATGAGGATTCCTATAATCACATATATCATGATTGCCCCCCTAGTTTTCCTCCACAATCACAACTGCATTGCTGATCATGATTCGTTTTCCGTCCAGGTCGAATTTCACCTTATTCCCATAGTCATTGACTTCAACATCAAATTTGCCTTTGTATGTTTTGATCTTATTTCCGTTCTGATCATAGACGGTTGCCGTCCGTTCTAATCCATTATTGGATGCGTTAAAATCCTTCACCATTCTATCCCATGACTCACAACCTGCCGACAACGCGACAAGCAGCAGAATTATGATTGTTGCAATAGCTTTTTTCATTTCTCATTCTCCTTCCCGGCTTCCGCCGCCTTCACCAGATTCTCACAAATATTCCCTACAACTTCCCCGATAACATCAACATAATCCGGGATCACTTCCGCGTATAAATTGCCTGTGAATTTTGGATCGACAAGAGCAAACCCAGCGCCCATATACTTAACCATTAAAAATTTCTTTGGCGCCTTACCTTCATCAAATTTCAGAATGTCCCCCTCGTAAATCTCCCGGCCGTTTTTGTCTTTTAATCCGGTGTATTGCATAATATTTTCGAAAAATCCCGTTATATCCGCATTTCCGTAATATACCCTTCCATCAAAACCAATTGCATTTAAAGAGTTGTATTCCATTTTTTTAAGTGGAGCATTCCACGCTCGAAACTTAATCTCTCTCATCCGTTCTACCTCCCATCATTTCACCCTTTGAAGTCTATTCACATCATCAATATTCATTTGATAGTCAGCCTCCCGGACGGCTGCAGCGAATGATTCAATCCCTTTTTCCCAAAGGCCGTGACGCTCAATGATTTCGGAAAACTCTTCAACGTCATGCTCGCGAATCCCCCAACTGTCGGGATCGTCTACGCGTCCATACACAGTGACCCACTTGCTTGAATCTTTCGGATCCGGTTCCTCCCATTCCGCGCGGGTAAAATGACAAAGTTCATGATCTACCAGGGCGGCGCGCTGTTCCTCCGTCATCGTCCTCCATGCTTCCTTATTGATAAATACAAATAGCATGTAATCAGTCATGTGGCGCTCAAAGGCCGTGCATTTTTTCGCCTTCCCAGCCCACTTGCTGCTACCTTCCCGGATGTAAAAACCGATGTGTTCCTTTGCATCTTTTAAATGTGGGTGATGTTTATCAATTAAACTTTCGGCCAGCTGCCGCACCTCTTGTGATTCTTCAAAACCTACAAATGCCATGGTCATTTTCCCCTTTCAATCAATTTCTTTTTGAATATTGCGTCTAATTCAGCCAATGAAAGCTCGTACAGCTGCCGGCCGTCAGGCGTTTTAAAATACCCCATTTTAAGCAGCCGCGCTTTAAGCTCGTCCTTTTTCCTTTCACAATAAAGGGCCTTCATTAATTCATTCACACAAGGCCCCCCTTTAACAGCTCCCGGGCCATATAATGAAAATGGTGATAGATATAGTTTCCGGTCGCGC